ACCGCTCCGACGTGCGTACCCGTGTAGACCAGTTCAGTGGATACATTGGTGAGGCCTTCATATTGTCTACGAGAGCGAAGTTATGACTCCTTTCGGAGGCGCTAACATGCCTAGAGACTATGAGGACCGAGCTTAATGTACACTGGCTGGCTACACGGAATACGCCTTTCAACCTAGGGGAGACGATGATGGAAGACATTCTTGCGTTTGTGGTGCAATGGGGCGACACTATTGTCGAGATCTTGAACCGTATCATTGCGGCTATCGAGGCCTTTGTTAAAGAGGCTCCGACGCCGAAATGAAAAAGTTCCAGAAGTCGATTGGTGCCGAACTAGAGCTCCTACGAACGCGGTCTGTCATCCAGTCCATCGAATCCCATGGGTTGGTCGAAGCGGCCGCTTTACGTGCTGCCGAGGCAGCGCGTCGTTACACGCCTACAACGGTGACTAACAGAATCGAACTCGATCTGTTCACCCTCTGCGTCGCTCTGATTAGCTTCGCGCTAATCACGATCGGCATAGTTGGTGTTCTGCTCGTGTTTGTTCCTGGCTCTTCACCGACTTAGGCGTTCTCATGACACCTTATAGCAGACAGTTAGGAAAGGACCAGTTTGTTACTGGAAGTTCGGGTCAAACGAATCATTTTAGGCCTATTGGCTATTATGATTACGTGACCTGTCCGATCAGCAACAAAGGTGACTTCTTCATACCTACGCCATGGAGCTTCACGATACATCAAGAAGACTACATGAGTGGGTCACAGAAGAAGTTCCAGGTCATTCCTACCGAAGCATTTATCGCTGCTACCGAGGGTAACCTCGGTGCTCCGATACCAGTGCCTGCATGGGATGCCAGGGATAGCATGTACAACCTCGCCCTTAATCGTTTAAACGATAAAGTTCGTGGCAGCCTCGACTTGAGCGTTGCTCTTGCCGAAGCTGGCACGACTACCAGGATGATAAAGAATACGATCAAGCTGCTAAGGCATGCTCGTAAACTCAAGCCTCCTGGTGGGTTCGGAAGTACACGTGATGTAGCGAACGGGTACCTTCAGTATAAGTACGGATGGAAGCCTCTTCTCAGCGATATATTTGGAGTCGCTGATGAAAGCATCCGTATCGTACAAAACAAGATTCAGCGTATTTCAGCTGGATCGAAGGTACGCGAGAACGGACCTATCACGCAAGTGTATAGTTCAATCAACGGGACTCCAAACGTACGTGTAATGCGCATACGCAAGGAGACCAGCTTCTCGGGGTGTAGAATCGGTGTGATATTACAGATTCCACCTTCGGCATTCCGGCTTGATCGCTGGATGTCGATGAACCCGATTAGCATTGGTTGGGAGTTAATTCCTTACTCCTTTGTCGTTGATTGGGTGTACGATATAGGCTCGTATCTGAGGAATGTGGAAACGGCATTGTTATATAACACCGTTTTCTATTCTGGATACGTATCCGAGATTCAGAGGGTGGAGCTTGAGGACTTCGTCGCTAATCACGATGAGGTCGTCAGTGGCATCCGCCATATGATCCCGGAGGCGAAAGGGAAACTTAAACACATAGTGTTTTCCCGTCGCCGTCTATCCGCATACCCGTTCCCTCGCAAGCCCACGTTCAACGTGGACTTGAGCAGCAGTCAACTCTTCTCGGCTGCAGCTCTCCTCCGTCAGTTGTTACCGGCGGGGAAACGCGGTCCGAGACCTGAGCCTCCAAACTATGGTTCGCCGAATCAGGCGCCCAGAGCCGGTTTAGGTCGTTAGAGTTTTCTGCTGTGATAGAGCATAGGAGTTGTCTCCTATGCGGCTATCTGCCGTACGCTACTGCAATCCTGTGGTAGCGAACCTAGATCCCTTGTGGGGATCGTATGAGAGGAATCTCATGGCTGCTAGCAACATCGTCCTCGCGGACGCACAGGCGACCCCTGTAAACCATACCTTTGTACCCCTCGGACCGGATAAGGAGGGTGTGTTTTGGTTCGAAGACCAATCCCAGTCATCTGCAAACGGG